ATCCCAATTTGCTAATATTTCTACATTAGGAGTTCCATATTTTTGAACTATATTTTTCCAATAAATACCACGTTGATAAAATGCATACGCACGATCCCCTTGACCTTTACCAATGTAAAATAATCGGCCTTGGGGAGTGTAGTGTGCGTAAGTATAAAACATAGGGTAAACCCTTAGCTGGTGGCCGTAGAACTGTAACTTACAGAAACAGTATCACCTGCCGTAACCGCTTTAGCAACTGCAAAATTACCTTCTGAATATAAAACACCAGCCGTTGAACTTTGTGTACTAACAGCACCTGAACCTGTTACCAAGAAGCATCCATAAACTGTTCCGCCACCACCAGTAATTGTATAAGTAATCGCTGTTGCTGAAGATGTTGTCACGTTAGATGGTGTTGAGCCTGTAGATGTAGACGCACCAAATACTGCTGTTCCACGAACTGCTGAACCACCAACTGTGTAATTAACAAACTCTGTCCATGTATGTGAAGCCATCGTATCGGTAGCAGCAAATGTTGTACTGTTACCAATCAAGCCAAGAAACGGTCCAACTGTCGTATATGTTCCTGATGTTCTTAATAAAGTATCCAACATCAACTGTTTACCTACGGCTACGACTAAGTTAGGAAACTCTTCTGTCCACTTTAAGTTACCGTTTGCATCACGGCACTCAACGTGGTAATGTCCTTCCACACCCATTCCTTCAGGAATAGTTACATTTGCTTGTAAGGTTGCTACAGCGTTATCACCGCAGCTTGCTAATTCGTTTGTCATAATTTCTCCTAATCTGGACTGCTATAGTTAAGACTGCCTGTATTGGTTCCAATCGTTAATATTGCACTATTGTATGAAGCTGTTGGAAACTGTACTGTAAAACTAGTTGTGCAAGTTTTATCTGATCCAAAATTCAACACAAAACACGCTGCTCCTGTAGTTGCATTATAAATTAATGCTCCTCTTGTAGTAAAGGATGCTGGGTTCCAAACTGCATTATTAAACGATACATAACTTACATTATATTGTGTATTCTGTGTTGGAAATGTTGAAATAACTAAAATATTTCCACCAGCTATATAACCAGTTCCAACTACCTCATTAACTGTTGTATATGCCGCTGTAGACTGCCCTAAATTAGCATTGGCATTATATAAAGCAATCTTATAAGTATATGGGCTAGAAACAGAAAAGTTCTCTAAACCACTTAAAAGGTTTTGTTGAAAAACTGTGCATGATGTTTGAACTATCATACAATGACCTTAAATAAATTTCTTTTGCTTGAATTATCTACACCACGCATTACTTGTAAATTGCCAGGAACATGCAAACCAGAAACAAACTCACCCTGTAAAGGTATTATATGGTCAACATGCCAAGGTTCATTATTTACACGAGTTAACATGGTAGCAACAGAATGAATGCATTTTATTTTTAATTTATCAAATTCAGTTAACCATTTTGGTGTACGTTGTATTCTTGCAGCTCTTCTTTTTGCTACTGTAGTACGTTTAACTAAATATCCAGCAAGTGTTTTTTCATATTTTTTAATTGCATTTTTTCTATTTTCTTTACCTTTAGGTGAAGAATCATAATGTTTTGCATTTTCTTTTCCACGTTCTGAATCCCTGTATCGTTTCATACGTGCAATTCTATTTGCGTATGCAACAGGATTTGTTATTTCCATTATGTACTGGCATTTTTTACACACATGGCGATATCCGTTAGAGTGTTTTTTAAAATCCACCAATTCTTTATTTTCTAGGCATTTTTTACATGTTCTCATAAAACCACATTGCCTTTTAAATTAGTATTTAATTTAGTCATTCCATCCCTGTACGCATCACCACGCTCCATACCATTACCAAGACGAATGGCTAATTGAAGAGCTTCTTGATATTTGTCTTCATAATATTTAACCATATCTTGTTCACCTTTCATAAAGATCATAGCCTCTCGCATAGATCCATATAAAAGAACTGGATCAAAGTTATCACCTAACCAACTTTGACCATTAGAATTATTAACTGTTACCACATTAAAACTAAATCCAGATGCAGTAGAACTACCACCTAAATAAGTAGTATTGACTGTTAATACATCACTAGCATTGTAAAAACTACCGCCATTTTGTAATTGAACAGAAATAATTGATCCGTTTGTTCCTACTAATACATCACCATATCCACCTACGCCAGACTGATTACCACTTGTAGAATAATATTGAAAAGGAACATTAGGATAAAATCCTGGTATGTAGTTAGCTCCAGCACTTGTTAATGCTATGCTTAAAATAATTCCTTGAACAATTGATGCTGGATAATAAAAATAATGCAATTCAGCACCATAAGACATATCAGGTGTTGGTCCAATAATCAACGACAACTCATTAGGATTAGAAAATTGATTACCAAATAAAGCATAATGAAATGGAGTTCCAGTTGAATTAGGATTGGGATAAGCCTCACGAATATAATTCACATCTTTATTCAAAAGATAAGAATAATTACCTGTTGTTGGATTAATAATTGCCAGAGAAAATGTAGCCAAATAATCGTTTGGTAAAGATAAATAAGGATTACTTGCCGTTAAACTACCTGTTACATTCTTCCGTAATGATGGAAACTGAACTGAGTTATAAACACGCTCTTCACATTCCTGAATAAATGTAGGAATGTAAGCAACAAACGTAGACTCCGTATTTTGAGAATACGCTTGTATCGTGTTAAAGAGCTGCTCGTAGTTCACGCCATTGGCCCTCTACTCATTTTTCCTTTAGTTGCTGCACCAGCTCCACGCATTTCAATACCATCTTTTTTTTCTACTGCCATGCCGTAACTTACTCCACCCTTAATAGGATCTTTGATGTTTACATCTTTGGCAGCTTTTTCACGAGCATAAGTTCCACGATCCATAACTTCTTGACCAGTAATATGCTTTTCTTTATTGGTATGTGGATTGGCATATGCCTCTGCTGGTTCAGCAAATTTATTTTTACCAATCGTAATCTTTGGACTATTTTTAGTAGTTGGTTTAACTTGAGTAGCCATTATTTGCTCCCTGCTTTTTGATTATGAGCACGAGCTAAATTGCGACCTACTGCTTTCATCGCCTTGCCTGTCACTCCACCTTTAGCCATTTTAGTAACTGGCTTACCTTTGTGCATATGATGTTCATGTTTATGAACTTCTTTTGCAGCTTCTTTATCAGCAATCTTCACCACTTGTTTCTTATCCATGTTAACTCCTAAGTTGTTAATATCGTTACTTTACCTATTGTAATCACTAAATTCAAGTCATTGGGAACAAATGCATCTGTAAAATAACTAGCCCCTCCAACTGGATTCCAACCCCATTGCGTTTGTCTACTACCATCATTTACATAACCAAGATTATCAACATTATTAACATTTGGATCATATGGATTCGTAAATAGTCCAGTTGTTCCACTTGCTTGATAACTTACATCAGGTCTTGGTTCACGCACAGCTTGTGGATCATTTACAGGATATAAACCTAAACTCAACTGTGGATGATCTGGATCCCAACACTCAGGACAAACTTTAATATTAAATAACTTGGTTTTAATAATTTCTTTTTTTAATTCTTTCAGCAAATATCGTTGACCACATCGGTCACATTCGGCAATTGCATACTTACCTGATGAATACTTACTTGGCATTAAACTATCCTACCTTTAGTCCTACCTTTAGTTTCAATTCCATGACCACGCACAACTGTGCCGTTAAATATTCTATCCAAACTTGTTTTCTGGCCATCAAATCCTTTGACCAATTTTTTACTACGATATTTGTCTTCAACTATGCCACCTTTTTTATATTGCTGAGACTTTGATGCTCGACCAGCTTTTTCAGCAGCCTCAACTTCTTGATCCATAATTGAATGTATTTCTTTGGCTCTTTTGTCACCCTCTTCAGGCGTATCGTAAATTGGATACTTACCTTTATTAATATCTCTTCTAAAATAATCTCTAATTAAATCAGCATCTTCATATTGTTTTCCTTGGATGTAGCCAGGAACAAGGGCTGATTTGCCTTTATATGGACCGCTATCCATTGTCACACCAGTACTATAAACAGTTACAGGCTCACCCTCTGGACCAGTGCCAACATTGTTAAATGCAATATTATCCCTATGATATTGAACAATATTTTTTTCTTGAGGTGTTAATTTCAATTCTGCCATTATCTATTTCCGCCACCATAGAATCCCATTCTTGGAACAAAACGAATAGCAGCTTTTTCTCTGTCTTCATCAGATGCTAATGTCCATTGTTCCATATAATCAGCTTTTAACATCGCTATACGAGCAGGATCTACCCCAGTAATTTTCTGAGATAAGTAATAAGCCAGTCCAGCAACCATCGCAGATATAAATCGAAATGGTATATCATTTGTTGCCGTTCCAGTTCCAGCATCTTGCATTCTACGCAATCTCCAATATACAAATGTATACTGACTGCCTGGTGAATTTGGTGTAGGCCAGACATTAATACAAGGTAGGTTTGTAACGCTTATAGGGGCGTTATAGGCATGTGCAGAAGCAGTTGTACCTGCTTGTCCACGATAACAATTTATAAGCTGTGCAGCAGTTGTAGATACGTTTGGATAATAAATAATTTCATTATCTATCTTGATATATCCAGTTGCAGCTAATCCTGTTAAATCAGATGGAGTAAGCTGAATAGTCGTATCTGTTGATGATATACCACCATTACCATTAGAACCATTTCCAACCAAAGTATAAGATGTTGGATTAACTTGCCCAGATTGGCGATTGATCCATACTTGAATTGGTCTACCTTGTGCCAGTTTATTAGGCAATGTTGAATAAGTATCTTCCGATATACGGCTAATATTAATATCAATTTGATTTTGCAAAGTACCAGTACGAATCACTTGGCTTAATAAATCAATCGTATCAATTGGCAAAGGATAAGTAATCTGACCTGTATTCATGGGAATTTGTCCCTCTTCTACAGTCCATAAATTAATACCTCTATTTGCCCATTCAACAGTTAATATGTTTAAAGAACGTCTTGCAGTTCTAAAATCATAACCACTTCTTAACTCAGCACCGCACCGTTCGAACGCCTCTTCAATGAGTTCGTTCATGTTTAAATCAAATACGGAGGTGCCTGTAGTAGTCATTTATGCATTTTTCTAAGTGTTTCTGCTAACCTTGCACGTTGTCCTAACTTGCCAGGTTTTTTAGCAGCAGCTTCGAGCTTTTTCTCTGGAATGGTATGTCCTTCTTTAACACCCAAAGATTTACGCAACGCACCAGCTCTGTGTATTGCGTTCTGTATCCATTTTTCAGCCATGATTAACTCGCAGCTGGTGGGGTTGGAGTAGCCTCTAGTGCAACTTCTGGAGCAGCTTCTGGAACAACAGGAGGAGGAGCAACTAAAACTGGTGTTGGATCTACTGGTGCAATTTCTGCAACAAAGTTAGACACAACAGCTCTAGCTTGATCATCCGCATCTA